GTCCTACGGGGCAGCAGGACAACTGCAACAACGGCCAGTAGCCAGAGGCGGAAACCTAATTAAGTCTGAGTGGTGGCAATATTGGGAAGTACTCCCCGAGCTTACCCATAGGGTGATATACGCTGACACCGCACAGAAAAAACAAGAACAGCATGACTTTTCGGTGTTCCAAGTTTGGGGCAAAAGTACATTTGGGCAAGCAGTTCTAATCGATCAGGTGCGTGGGAAATGGGACGCACCCGAGTTGCTGGTACAAGCCAAAAACTTCTGGAAAAGGCACCGGAAAATCCACCGCACTGCACCCCTAAGGTCGATGAAGGTAGAAGACAAATCGTCTGGGACCGGACTGATCCAGTCGCTCCGGAAAGAGGGGATGCCCATTATCCCAATTCAACGACACCGGGACAAATATAGCCGAGCAATGGACGTGATGCCCTACATCGAATCGGGGCAGGTGCTGCTACCGAAGCATGCGTCTTGGGTTCCGGGGCTTCTGGCTGAGGCCAGTGCATTCCCGTCACCCGCCGAACACGACGACCAATTGGACCCAATGTTTGACGCAGTGTCTGACATCATTGACAACAACTCCATGCCACGCCTGAGGGTAATTTAATGGGAATTTTCGACATATTTCGTGGGCCACAACCTGCGCCCGAAGTAAAAGAATCCCCTACGGTGGGTAAAACCCTACTGATGTCCGGGGCGGACGTGAAATGGTCCAAACGGGACTACGCGGCATTCGCCAAAGAATCCTACGAATTCAACGTGATCGCGTACGCGGCTGTGCGCAAAATGCAACAGGCAATTGGGTCGATCCCGTGGGAGATTGTAGACGATCAAGGGGGAGAAGTTAAAGGCAATTCCCCCCTGCGGAATTTAATGCGCCGCCCGAACCCCCAGCAGTCCACGGCTGCTTTCATGCAACAGTCGACTGGGTATTTGCTGCTTTCGGGTAACCTGTACACTGAGGCAATCACTCCACGTTCTAACCCTGAGAAAGTTCAGCGCCTGTACACTCATCGCCCGGATCGGATGAGCATTGTGGGTGGAAATCGAGGGCTACCCAAACGATTTGTGTACACGGGACCCAATGGGGCGACAGCTGCATGGCCTGTGAACCAGATTAATGGTCAGAGCAAAATCCTACACACCAAGTTTTTCAATCCACTGGACGATTGGTACGGGTTGTCGCCAATTGAACCTGCGGCTTATTCCGTGGACCAACACAACGAATCCATGAAATGGATGCAGGCCCTATTACAGAATTCGGCGCGTCCTTCGGGCGCTCTGAGGGTCGGAGAAGGACGGGAACTAGGTGACGACGAATTTGGTCGTTTGCAATCGATGATTGAAGAGGTCTACGCCGGGTCCGCAAACGCGGGACGCCCCATGTTGCTCGAAGGGGGCTTGGATTGGGTCCAAATGGGGCTGACGCCACGCGACTTGGAAGTGATCATGACCAAAAATGCTGCGGCCCGAGACATCGCTCTGGCTATTGGCGTTCCGCCCCAATTGTTGGGCATCCCCGGCGATAATACGTATTCCAATTTCCAAGAGGCACGCTTGGCTTTTTGGGAAGATTCGGTGTTACCACTCACAGAATACATCGTTGAAGAGTACAACTATTGGTTGGGGCCACACTTCGACGGGCACCAGCTGAGGCCTAATTTCGACCTTATCCCGGCAATTGTCGAGCGTCGTCGCCGCCTCTGGAACATGGCAGACAAGTCCACAGACTTGACGGTAAATGAGCGCCGTGCTATAAAAGGGTATGGGGAACTTGAAGATGGTGAGGTACGTGAGCCTGTCGCGGGTCCACCACAAGACCAAGCCAATACTGGAGGCACTAATGAATAAACTGTCCCACAAGAACGTTGAGCTTGACATCAAAGAACTCAATAATGAGGGTGAATTTGAGGGCTACGCTTCCAAGTTTGGCATTGTGGACCAAGGCGGCGACGTTGTGGAGCCGGGTGCCTTTTCGAAGACCCTAGCAGAACATGAGACTCGTGGGTCGATGCCCAAGATGCTCTGGCAGCACAACCCAAACAAGCCGATAGGCGTTTTCACCAACATGAAAGAAGACGATACCGGGCTTTATGTTAAAGGTAAAATCCTGACAGAAGTTCCGGACGGGGCGGCTACTCTAGCGCTTCTCCGCAATAACGCAATCGATGGCATGTCCATCGGGTATCGCACTGTTGACGCTGACTACCAGCGCCGGGGCGATGGGAGCCAAGTTCGACGCCTTAAAGAACTCGCCCTCTGGGAAGTTTCTGTTGTAACGTTCCCCATGCAAATGGAAGCGCAAGTAACAGGCGTGAAATCGGACCTACTCAAGTCCGAAGAAGATTTCGTTGAATTCCTCGTTGATGCGGGGTTCACGGAAGAAAAGGCGTTAGCGATTTGCGCAAACGGCTTTAAAACCGAAGATCAAGACGCGCAACACGTTTTGGCTTCTAAATTTGAAACTGAAATGAGAGGATTGTTCAATGCCTAAGGACATGGACGCACTCTGGGACGAATTCAAGTCCGATTTCGAGGATTTCAAAGAGACCAATGACCAGCGTCTTGATGAAATGCAGAAAAAGGGCACTGTCGACCCAATTCTTGAAGAGAAGCTTGACAAAATTCAGAGCAACCTTGACAAGAACGAAAAGGCCCTCGACGAAATGTCGGTGGCTATGGAAACCAAGGAAACCACTGTCTACATCGACGAAAACGGCGATGAAATCGACATGGAAGCTAAAGCAGCCGAATTCTCGGAACAATGCCTTGGCGGGAAAAAGTCGTTTGACGCAGCTGGTCTGGCCGAATACAAGGGTATCTTCAACGACTACCTGAAAAACGGCGATGAAGTCATGGGCGCAGAAGAGCTTAAGACTCTTCGTGTCGGGTCCGACCCAGACGGTGGCTACACCGTTCACCCCGATATGACCGGGCGCATCGTCAAAAAGGTCTTTGAGACGTCGCCAATGCGCCGTGAAGCTTCCATTCAAGCGATTTCGACTGACGCGCTTGAGGGTCTCTTCGATCTGGACGAGGCAGCTTCTGGTTGGGTTGGTGAGGAACAACCTCGCGGTGAAACTGATACTCCAAAGCTGAACAAGTGGCGCATCCCAGTCCACGAAATCTTTGCGCAGCCGAAGATCACTCAGAAGTTGCTTGATGACTCGGCTGTCAATATCCAGCAATGGCTGGCGGACAAGGTTGCGGACAAATTCGCACGTGAAGAAGCCACGGCGTTCGTCACTGGCGATGGTCAGCTGAAACCACGGGGCTTCCTGACATACCCCGCAGGCACCCAACTTCCAGGTCAGATCGAACAGATCAAAACTGGTGTGAACGGTGACTTCCCAGCTGCTCCGGATGGGGGCGACGTTCTAATCACAGCCCTTTACAGCCTGAAAGCGGCCTATCGCGGCAACACCAAATGGTTCATGAACCGTAGCACTACTGCGGCGGTTCGTAAACTGAAAGACGGTGACGGTAACTATCTCTGGCAACCCGGCCTGCAAGCGGGTGAACCTGCGCGCATTTTGGGCTATGCTACAGTTGCCTTCGAAGACATGCCCGATATCGCAAACGGTTCTCTGTCGATTGCCGTGGGTGATATGCGCCAGACGTACCAGATCGTTGAGCGCATGGGCATGCGGGTCCTCCGCGATCCGTACACCGCTAAACCCTACGTGTTGTTCTACAGCACTCGTCGGGTTGGTGGCGATGTCGTGAATTTCGAGAGCCTCAAGCTCATCGACTTCTCGGCGTAATCGATAGGGGGTCTTTCGGGACCCCCTGAACCGCGAAAATAAGGAGAAAGACTCATGTCTGGACTTCGCGACATTCGCAGCAATACGCGGTCGACAAACTCGATTGCGCCTGCTGTTATTGCAAGCACCACCAATGGTGATGGCGTTGACATTCGTGACGCAGACAGCGTTATGGCCGTGTTGACCACTGGGGCTATTGTTGGTGCGGGTGACTTCACCCTTTCACTGGAAGAAAGCGACGACAACGCGGCATTTAGCGCGGTTGCAGCCATTGATTTGGTTGGTGCCTCAAGTGTTCCGGCGACCCTTTTGGCCTCGTCGTCCTACCGCGTGGGCTACATTGGCAACAAACGTTACGTTCGCGCCGTGCTGACCCAGAATGGTGGCACTTCGATCGCTGCAGCGGCTGTTATGGTGGCAAGCCACTTGCACCGTGCACCCGACGATCAGACTTTCGATTCTTAAGTCTAAGCCTAAATAGATGGGGCTGGTCAACTGGCCCCATCCCAATTTCAGGAGATTCCCCATGTCGAATAAACGAGCCAAAGTGACCGCTAAAGAAGGGTTCAAACATGCGCCCGAGGGCCACACGGTTGTCGTTGAACCCGAGGGCACTATCCTCGAGGGCAAAACGGCTGAAATCGCTATTGCTCAGAAAAAGGCACAGGCGATGGGTCCGGCCAAAAAGCAAGACGCGCCCGAGACCAAAGCCCAGAAAAAGGCCCCGGAGAATAAATAATGGCACTTCGGTCCAAGTTCAACTATTTTCCGTCATACGGAAATCGCATCCTGACGCAACCAGCTATTGAGCCTGTCACGCTAGACGAAGTGAAGGACCAATTGCGCTTAGATGCGTCGGATACGTCACAAGACGCTTGGATCACCGCCAATATTCCGGTAGCTCGTCAAATCATTGAAGAATTCACGGGTATTGCTTTTATTTCGCAGCAATGGCTGATGACATTAGATCGTTGGCCAAATCTTGCGGACCCTTGGTGGGATGGGGTCCAACAGGGGGCAATTGGGCACCTGCAGGCAACGGGCCGAGGCGACAAATACATGCGCACGTATGTTGAACTCCCCCGGTACCCCCTTCTACAGTTGGTGTCAGTTAAAACCTACGACATCAACAGCAACGTCACAGATGTTAACGTTGCCCAGACTTTTGACGTCGACAAGAACCGTTTGCCCGGAAGGTTCTCCGTCAAAGCAGGGCAGGCATGGCCAACCGCTACCCGGCCAACTGCCGCAATTGAAATAGAATATGAAGCGGGTTACGGCCCAGATGCCGCAGACGTTCCAGTTGGTCTTCGTCAGGCAATCATTCGATACACAGCAGCCATGTTTGAAAATCGTGGCGAAGGCTGTTGCGACAACCACACTTTATTGAGTAAATCGGGGGTGTCTGCCATTCTCGATAAATATCGGGTGATTACAATATGAATCTTGTTGAAGTTGACCTCACGAACGGGGCTTGGACCGAAGTTCTGGCGGGTCAGGAGAATTTATATTTTTCAATTCAAGGCGCGACTAACGTTTTTGTCCATTTTAACGAGTCGGGTACGCCCCCGCCAGTTGAGGGGTC